CAAGTATGTTAGCTTCTGGATGAGCAAAGTCAATAGTAAATAAATATTTTCCTGAGTGCCATTTTTTATCTTTTCCTATATACTTACCGGCTTGTGATTCTAAAATATCCCAAGAAGTGACAGCAGGATAATAAGAAAAACAATTCCAGAGCTGTAGTTCATCAAGTCTTCTTGTGGGCACGTCGGATGGCTTAAATCCCTTTTGAATAAACGCGCTAATTGGTAGGCGATAAAATATTGCACCGTTTTCCATAATAGCATGCCATAATATGCTCCGACCTGTAAGAGCGCTAATACCAAAGATAATGCAGTCTTCAACTTCTCCGTGATGTTTTTTAAGATCATATAGATATTCCTTTCTTATCTGTGCATAGATAGGTGGTATGTTTGCATTTAAGTAAGCCATAATTTATCCTCATCTAATTGTACCCCAATTTGGTCCAGATTCAAAGTCAACTTTATTCTTGACCTCCAGAGGTATCGCTTGTTCCATAACATTTTGAATTATGTTGGCAGTATATTCACCATTAATAGATATACATAACTCATCGTGTATTTGTATATGTGGTACTATACCTTTCTCATGTAGATCTACCATGGCTTTCTTTGTCATATCTGCGGCTGATCCCTGTATCAATCTATTTAAAGCCTTGTAGGTAAATGCAGGTGTATAATATCTCTCAAAATAATCCATGTAGTTTGCATCTATCTTGTTCTCCTTGTACTTGTCTAGCATCTCTGCTTTGAATGCTTCCATTGCTTGTTCTTTTGTGTATAATGGCACCTCGTTAAATCTATTGGTTTCAGGATTCCATTCTTTATTAGTTGTCTCCCATCTATCAAACCTGCAGAACCTGTCGTGTAATGTAAATAATAATTTGTTTTGTTTTGCAAATGCTATTAGTTCCTGTGAAAGCTGACGCACAAAAGGGACTCTGCCATGGTATTCATTAAATAATTCTTTTGCCTGTCTTTGGTCCAGACCCAACTCTCTCTGTAGTTTTATCTTACCCATACCATAGAACAGACCTAGGTTGATTGTTTTTGCCTGTTTCCTGGAGATATTAGCCATGTCAGCAACTATCTGATGAAAATCAGCATCATCCTTGTCAAATTCATCTTTTAGGCTCTCTGTGCCTGCTAGACCTAGTTTTATGGCATAGTGCACCACAATACGTGGTTCCTGCTGTGAGTAGTCAAAACTACCCCATTCGCAACCATCCTCCGGTATAAACAGCTCTCTCATCTTGCCACCGATATAACCCTTGGCTGGTATCTGTTGCAGGTTAGGATTAGACATGCTGAATCTGCCGGTGACCGTGCCACCTGTGTCTGATCTTATCTGATTTATATCTGCATGTATTCTACCCTCGTGCACATACTCTAACAACCCATCTATAAAAGTATTGACTGCCTTGTCATACTCTCTTGCTTTTGCAATCATACGCAGACATTTGTTATTATGTTTTCGTAGATAATCTTTTGGTAGTTGTGGCATCTTAGATTTTGGTGTGACCTTGTAATCTTTTATACAAAGATGATCTAATAATTTTTTAATTGATGCAGCAGCCCAGATGTCAACCTTGATTGTTGTGATACTTTCTATTGCTTTTATTATCTGATCTCTACGTTTCTTGAGATGTCTTCCAAAGAGGATGGCTTTTGCGACATCTATTCTAACACCTTTGAATTTCATGTCAACCAAACATAAAAATAATTTTGTTTCTAATTCAAATATCTGTCTACAAGTCTTTTGCTCTCCATCATCTTTTGTGTATAATACTTCGTCAATTTTTTTATTAAATAGTTTCCATAGTTTATAAGTCAGGTTTACATCCTGCTTTGCATATTCTTTTACGATAGATGCAGGAAGTTTGTGCATGTTAGTCATCGGGTCCTTTACCGTACCACCAGACCACTCTAATGTTTTCTGTTGTAGATCGTACTTATATTTCTCTTCGTTAAGATAATCTTTTGATAATGCATCGAGTGAGTATTTAAATCTGTTCTCATTAATAACAGATGCAGCTATCATCGTGTCAACAATTCTACCTTTTATCATCATACCTGTCACCGCTCTAATCCAACACACATCATACATCGCATTGTGAAATACTTTTGTGATCTTTTCGTTTTGAAATATCTTATCATTTAGTATCTGCCATATCTTATCTATTCTATCAAAAGCTATGTCAGTATCAGAATGTCTTAATGGAAAGTATGCAAGATCATTATCTGTTGCCACTGCTATGCCACAGATAAAACCATCGTTGCGTATCGCACCAGATCCTTTTGATTTAAGATTAGGATCGTATGTTTCTATATCTATCGCAACCGTATCAATACCGTTTAGATCTAAATCCTCTGGTGTATTACACATTGTAATCCCTCTCTATAATCATTTCTATAAAATGTATCGCTTTCAATAAGTCCTGTTTCTTCCCCTTATCACGGTGTCTTATTATATATTTTATAGCACAACCCTCGGGGTATAACAACTCATTCTCAACTACAAACTTACTGGGCTGAATCTTATACTTTTGATAGTGACTCCCGCCGTGCTGCTTGTCCCAAACATTTTTCTTTTTCATCTTACTCCTAATGTATATTTACCTTGTGATGCTACAGTCCAACAATCAAACTTGCCTCTGCTGTATGCAACATATTTTAATCTGAGTTGTGTAAAATAATCTTCCTGTCTCGTTGCTGTCAGATCAACAATGACATTGTCAAACGTCAGACCTTTTACAGTATGTATGTTTGCATATTTTACTCTTACCTCTCCATCGTCATAGCCTTTGTTTAGAATCTTTCTGATGTAAATCAATCTATCAGGGTCTGTCTTCTTTCTTATCAATGCAAAATCTCTTTCTTTGCCTGCATCTTCTTTTAAATACTTGTGATATATCATGTAGTCCATTGTATAATCTCTATCAACCAATTCATCAAAAGTCTCCTCACTTCTGCCGTGAACTATCACTTTGCTACCCATGTATTGCCAGAAATCTTTTATCTGTTTCAATGGCATTGGTGTTCCTCTGCAGAAGTCTGGCCATAGTTTATGGCATCGTAATTCTTTCTTTGGCACGTGGGCCGTGTTCCCTACATGTGCAAACTCTATACCCTGTTGCTTGAAAAATTTTTTGACCCATGAATCTGACGGCGTGCCTCGATAAGTAAATAAAAAAGTCTCATTCGTATTATTTATTTTATCTAACAAGGTTTCCATAGCACTACATCTTTTATCTAGACTAGGCAGATGATAATGGTTGCCTATCACTTCTGTCGGTCTCCACGCTCTCTCATACCCGTAGTGATCCCATATCGGTCTTATTATTCTCTTACACAGATTATTTATGGTCTTGCCACATCTATGCCCCTGTTCTAGTTGTTCTGCATCTCTCGATAATCTGTGATAGTAATCTGCATCAGATCCTGCAAACTCAAATATAGTCTGGTCTGCGTCACCAACAAAATAATAGTCTTTTGCTTTTGTTGCCATTTTATCTAGAGCTTCTCTCTGTGGGACATTACTATCCTGTGCCTCGTCAACTATAAGTGCATCTATGTCCGGCTCCACAGCCTTGTCTATAAAATCCTGTATCATATCTGCGTAATCACACACATGGTTGTCTTTCTTATATTGAAAGTATGGGTAAGCCATCTGTTCTATAGAGTTTAGATTATATGGTTTGTAAATCTGTTTATCACACGTCTTCCAATGTTCTTTCAATGTGAAACCTCTGCCATGTGCATCAGCCAGGTATCTATAAAATTTATGTTTGTCAGCGTTAAACTCTGACTCTGTCACTCTCTGTAGTTTAAAAAGAGAGTCTATGGTCGTTAGATTCATGTGGTCTGCATAACTAAATACCTCTTTACGTCCTACCAGTCTGCTCTTACAATAAGAATGTATTGTGCAGATGTTATACTTCATGGCTTTCTTTGTAACACCCTGCATCTCTGGTAGTTTAAGTATCTCATCTCTTATCTCATCAGCTGCAACGTTTGTGTGTGATAGTATTATTATTCTGCTGTATGGATATTTTTTTAACAGCTCTGTATATTTATGTGTGATAAACATCGATGTCTTGCCTGTGCCTGGTGGTCCTGATATAAATTTAGGTTGTTTCATCTGTCACCTCCTGATATTCACCTTCTACTATTAAATCCTCTTGTTCTATTTTTTGATTTATCATCTGCCAAGAGACACAAGATTTGTTACCAAACTTACCATGTTTCTTTTTTGCTTTTAATATGTTCTGACATTTTATTACAAGATCCACACGTGCTAGATTTACTTTCTGTTTGTGCAGATAGTCCTCAAACTTATCCAGATTAAACTCTAATATATTCTTTTGCACATTGTAATATGGCATACCAAAGTATGCTAATTCTTTTTTATTTGTGTATGCTTTTTCTTCTGAGATATAATTTTTAAAATGTTTTACAAATCTTAGATCCTCCTCTGCCTCCTCTACATAGTTTGTAGATTTCTCCCTTGCCTCATATTTTCTACGCATAATCTCCTCAAAGTCTGCTGCTTTCATCTCTGGTATCCATACAGATGCTTTACTGATTACAGAGTCATAAAATAATTTTTTATTTCTGAGTGTAGGA